CTTATATCGGCTCCCCCATATGGTTCGCTTGGTGGGCATTTTACTGAATAGACAATTCCGTTTTGGATGTCTTTTTTTGCGAACCATTTTCAGTAAAATCGGGAATCGAACCCGTGCTCTTGCGTCGAAGTAACTACACTTCAACCTTCGTCCATATCCGCGCTGCCAGGAACAAGACAACCCGAAAGTCTGTGAGAAAATCCAAGTTTATAAAGGAAATATTTGGAACTATTTGGAAGTATTTGGAACTGATATTTAAGCAAAAAGGGCAAAAAGGGCAAAAAAGGGCAAAAAGGGCAATCATCCGCTTTAAGTTGTTCTTCCGATTTATTATTTAAACTTCAACATTTTTTGAAAATCCAAGATTATTTTTGAAAAGTGAAAAATGGACATTTATAAATGTCCAAAAATGGAAACTGAAAATACTTTTGGGAAAAAAAAATATGTAAAAATTAGAGAGAAAATTGTGACCATAAAAAAAATTAGCGTCTCACGGCTTCAAAAAGTATTTCAATTTTGTTACGATAATTTTTTCTTGAAAATATATTAAAATTGGATTAATATTTAAACTTATTTTCTGTTGCCAATATATGGAAACAGTCGGCCACAATATTAAGCAAAAAACAAGCAACAAATATTGTTGTGAAATTTGTGACTATATTACAGATAGAAAAAGTAATCTCGAAAATCATTTATTGACTACTAAACATAAAATGGCCACAAATGGCAACAGCAGTCAACATAAATTAAGCAATAGTTTTTATTGTGAAAAATGTGATAAAAAATATAAAGATAGAACAGGATTATGGAAACACAATCAAAAATGTGCTTCAAATAATGAGACTGAAAATGATATTAATAAAATATCTCCAGAATCACTTGATAAAGACCAATTAATTATAATGCTTCTTAAACAGAATGCCGAGTTAATCAAAGGACAGCAAGATATGTTTATGAAGGTTGTCGAAAATGGCACTCATAATAATAATCATAACACCACAAACTCCCACAACAAGTCTTTCAACTTACAATTCTTTTTGAACGAAACTTGCAAAGATGCTATGAATATTATGGATTTTGTCGATTCTATTAAAATACAATTATCTGATTTGGAGAATGTGGGAAAGCTCGGTTACGTAGATGGCATCTCTAATATAATAGCCAAGAACCTTAATTCACTTGATGAAACTAAGAGACCTGTTCATTGTACTGATACAAAGAGAGAAGTTATGTATGTTAAAGATGAAGATAAATGGGAAAAAGAAGAAGACAATAAACCTAAAATTAGAAAACTAATTAAACACGTTGCGCATAAAAATACCAAATTATTGAAGGATTATAAGACCAAGTATCAGGGTTGTGAAAAAAGTGAATCCAAGTATTCTGAAAAATATGATAAGTTAATTATAGAAGCTTTTGGCGGCAAGGGTGATAACGATGATGCCAAAGAGGATAAAATAATTAAGAATATTTTGAAAGAGGTTAAAATAGAAAAAGATAACACTGTTTAATCTATAATACTCTATAATAACTCCTGTATTTTCTCTCTTAGATACTGTTCAAAGAGAGAAAATATAATACAGTTTAATTTGGAACAGTGTACACTATACACTATACACTAACACGTCTATAAGCAAGGACGAGAAATGAGTGACAAAACGGTTCCCACGTAATCCGGACGCCTATTACGGACGCCTATTACGGACGCCCTTGCTGCGCTTAACCAAGGACGAGAAATGAGTGACAAAACGAGAAACCGGTATCAAAAGAAAAAAAGGGAAATATAACCCTTTCTATTAAATTAAGTTAAATTAAGTTAAAATTATACACATTATACATTTTTATTATTTAGTTATCCTCATCATACTCCTCTTCAGACTCTTCGCCTGTCTCATCGAAGTCAATTCGGTTCTTTTCCTCGTTCCACTTACCAATCACGTCTTGCTCCATATTGTAGATTATACCGGTATTCTTTGACTTCAAGTACTTCTTACCTTCGAACATTATCTTTTTGACCACATCGGCTTCCTCAGCAGGAGGCTCTACAAAAGCAGGTGACGGACGGTCATCATCGTCAACCTTGGTCTTCTTGGTAGCAACCTTCTTCTCAGCAACAGGCTTCTTCTTCTGCTCGGCTAAAGCCAACTTCTCCGCCTTCTTTTGCTCAGCTAAAGCCAACTTTTCAGCTGCTTTTTGCTCAGCTTCCGCCTTCTTTTGCTCAGCTAAAGCCAACTTCTCGGCTGCTTTTTGCTCAGCTAAAGCTTGCTTCTTCTGCTCGGCTTCCGCCTTCTTCTGCTCAGCTAAAACCAACTTCTTCTGCTCAGCTAAGGCTGCTTTTTCCTCTGCTGAAACCTTAGGCTTAGAAGCCTTAGAAGCCTTTGAAGCCTTTGAGGGCTTTGCGTCCACAATGACATCGACATCACCTAATGACGAGTTATCATCTACTTCTGATTCACTGGTCACAGTTTCTTCGATGACGTCATCAACTTTATTAGCAGCTGAAGGCACTAGCGATGACATCACTAAGCTCGCGAACAAGTCTTCCTCTTCACCAGCTAACTCAAGAACCTTCTTTGACTTCTTTGGGCGGCCCTTTGCTTTCTGTTCCTTTGGTTCCTTCTCGACCTTTGAAGCCGGTCTTCCGCTCTTTTTTTCAGCTTCTACGAAGTGACGAGGGTCCAAAGTCATATTATGTTTCGCTGCTTCCTCGCGAACTTGTTCCTCGGTTACCTTGAACTTCTTCATTACCTTTGTGTACGCAACTGGCTTCTTGCCGGAGGGGTCTACGAACTCCTCGTCCTTGGTGTATTTTGACGAGCGCGTCTGGATTGAACCGTAGTCTGGTAGACCGTGTTCATTCTTTGTCGCTTGTTTATTACACGAACCGCAATAAGCACCACCTTCAAGACGAATTGAGGGGCATTGAGTGTACAGACCGCTGTTCAGACGCAGACCAAAGCACCATTCACTATTCATTTCACCGTTGTAAGGGAGAGGGAATGCGCTCTTTACCGCTTTTGAACTTATTTTTTTACTTCTTTTACTACTACTCTTTATTTCTAAACCTTCACAGTTGCATATCATTCGGTATCCTTCCTCCGCATCAAAATTGTACTTTGATGCGCATACTTCCACTACGCTCTTCATCATCTTCATTACTTCTAAATTCATTTTTTTCATTGACATCATTTTTATTTGATAACTTGATAAGTTTTATTCGATTTTTATTTATACTTTTCACTATTCTTTTATAATCATTTCAATTTTTTTTATTTTCACTTCATTTTTACAATACTTAAAATATATGGGGAACCAAGGTTCCCCCTTACCCCCTCCTTTTTATAATTTATTTGAAAAAAAAACAAATTATACTATTATTTTTATTATTTTATTAAAATCGCCAAATATTTTTATTATTATCTTCATTACCTACTTATTAACCGGTTCAACAAGTGCGACAGTTTCTTTCTCCTTTTCTTTTTTATCATCTTCTTCCAACCCAGCTTCTACTCTACGTCCATGTCTCTCTTTTGTCCTTTCTTCTTTATATATTTCTTGATTTTGATTAGCCAATAAAATATCAGCCTCGGAATCGGCGTACTTTTTTTCCCTACTAAACTTATTACCAGACTTCTTTTTTCCAAATTTAGATTCGTTGCGACTCATTTCTATATATTTATAACTTACAAATAGTTAATTAAGTTGTTTTCAATTTTTTTATAAAATAAAAACAAAAATAAACAAATTAAATAACAATCATTTTTGCGGGGTTTAAATATTCAACTAATTTATCTTCTGGTAAATATTTTAAAGCAGCATTAGCTTCTTTTAACGAAATGTTTTTATCATAAGCATAGTGCGCTAGTTTGGTAGCTTTGTCATATCCAATGTAAGGATTTAATATTGTAGCAAGTGTTAACGCATTATCCAAATATCCTTTTACCTTTTCCTTGTTTACTTTTAAACCCAAAACACAAAATTTAGTCAAATTAACACATACATCTGATAACATTCGAATAGATTGTGTAATATTATAAAGCATGAGTGGATTATACACATTCAATTCAAAATAACCTTGTGAGTTTGCTATGGTAATTGCCATATTATTTGCCATGACTTGAACGGAAACCATCGCGGCCGCTTCACATTGTGTTGGATTCACTTTACCTGGCATAATAGAAGAACCTGGTTCATTTTGTGGTAAGATTAATTCGCTTAGACCAGCTCTAGGTCCTGAACCTAACCAACGAATATCATTGGCAATTTTCATAATATTTGTAGCTAATACCTTAAACGCATCACTCATTTTCAATACTGCATTATGACTTGACATTTCACCGAATTTATTTGGCGCAGTGACAAATGGTAAATGTGTTTCTTCTGAAATTTCTTTAGCAACTACTTTTCCAAATTGAGGATGAGTATTAATTCCTGTACCCACAGCAGTTCCGCCTGCGGCTAATTGATAAATATGTCCTAAAGATATTTTAATTTGGTTCAACGAATCTTCTAATATAGCTACAAATCCAGAAAATTCCTGACCAAAAGTAAGTGGAACAGCATCTTCTAAATGTGTTCTTCCTAATTTTATTATATCTTTAAATTCGTGTTGTTTTTGTTTAAATCCATTTATCATATAAGTCAAATTAGGTATTAAATTTTTAGTTACTAATAAAGCTACAGAAATATGTATAACGGTAATAAAACTATCATTAGATGATTGCGACATATTGACGTGATTATTGGGATGTATAGGTGTTTTTGTTCCTAATTTTCCAGTCAAACGTTTATTACAAATATTTGAAATAACCTCATTTACGTTCATATTTGTTTGCGTTCCACTTCCAGTTTGCCATATATGTAATGGAAATTCATCGTTGTATTTATTATCTAAAATATCATTACACACTTTTGTTATAATATCCAATTTATGTTTATCCAATAATTTTAATTTATAATTTGCTTTTGCCGCACATTTCTTAAAAAGAGCGTAAGCGTGAATAAATTCAGTGGGCATAAGTTCATTACTAATTGTAAAATGAATAAGTGAACGCTGAGTACTAGCACCCCAATAATTATTTTTAGGAATAGATACATCACCAAAAACATCAGACTCGTAACGCACATTTTTTGTGTTTTTAGATTTCTCTAAATTTGTACGTTGTGTTTTATTTTTTCTAGTTTTGTTCATATATTTTATATTTTATTATAATTTATAAAATATAATTATTATTCAATATATTTATCATTGACATTTTTCTTTAATTTATTATAATCATTCAAATCATTTTGACCACATAGTTTACATTGACCTTCTAATTCAAACCTTAGTTTTTTTGTAGTAGAACTAACGCCAGGTTCACCATACAATACGCACGCATAAATAATAGGTCTTCCTACACCAACAAATTCAGCACCTTGAGTATAAGCAGTTAAAACATCCTGTCCGTTTCGAATGCCTCCATCAAGCCATACACCAAAATCTTTATTCACCTTTTTTACAGCATTACGAATATCAGTTACAATATTTAATGGTGCTACACTATTATAAATAAAACGCCCACCGTGATTTGAAACATATATACCATCCGCATTTGCTTTTTGTACCTCCAATGCATTTTCAACGCTTACACAACCTTTAACGACCATAGGCATTCCTTTCGTTATTTTTCGTTTTACATATTTACACAATGATTTAGATGAATGACATATACTCGCAATATTTTTAATAGATAAATCATAGTTTTTGCTGTTTTCATTAGTCACGTTTTCTGCTCCCATTCCGCCTCCTTGTACTGCTTTTGCATAATCGAATGAATCCGCAAAACTATAAGATGAAACTAGAGTATCTATCGGAACGTTTAAATTTTCAGATACGACACTCAATACAGATTTATCTTTAGTACCAACACATTTTTTTTCTTTATAACATTTAATATTAAATACAGGGTCATAAAAAAGATTACCACAAAAATTTCGTTGGAATGTTAAATCTGATTGGTTTTCGAGTAATCCAACACCTCCGTGATTATTTGCCCCAGTATCTATTGTAATCATGATAACAGATACATCACACATTTTTGCTCGTTCAATCAAAGAAATGTTAATATCGTTATCCCCTGTTAAATATAACTGAAACATATAAAATGGGTTAGATTCCTTAGTATTTTCTTTTAATATATCTACTAGATATTCCAAATTATATTCGGTTAAGCACGCTATGGTATAAATCCCATCAGCTTTTATTGTGCCTAACATTGTACTTACTTCATTCGATTTGCCTCCATATTCAGAAGCACACCCGTATGGAGCAGTAAAAAAAGGACATTTGGATACAAATTTACTTACACCTAATTCATTGGAATGTAAAATTATGTTTTTTTCTAAAGATATATTTTTATCAGGATTTAAATAATTTGGTATTATTTTAATTTTAGAATATGCTTCAATAGCGTCAAACGTACTATTTCCAGCAGAACTTGTATTTTCGTGATACCACCCATAAAGTCTTTTTGATATTGTGTCTAAAATTCCTTGTCTTAATTTCATAAAATCCCAAGTAACATTTACTTCTTCATCTGCAGAAGGTTTGTTGTATGTAAGTTTTTTATTATATAAATTTGCTCCTAAATTATCACTGTTAACTAGTTTTGTTAAAAATTCTTTTGATAGGTCTATTGGGTAATGTGTTATTTTCATTGTTTTATTCAACTTGGTGGGTTTTTTCATTTTTTTCGTCTTGATTTCTTTCATTTTCTATACATAATAATTATATAATAATTTTAACTATTATTGTGTTTTTTTTATAAAATAAAAACAAAAATAAATAAATAAAAACATAAAAACATAAAATAATATAAAATAAATGGAATTTAAAAAACAATTTCCATTACATCAAAGATTACAAGAGTCTGCAAAAGTGTTATATGAATATCCAGACAAGGTGCCTGTTATTTGCGAAAAAGACAATAGAGTACAAAATTGCGAAATAAAAAAGAGAAAATACTTGGTAGCGAAAGATTTAACAGTCGGTCAATTTATGTATATTATCAGAAAACAAATACAAATGAACAGTAGTATGGGATTATTTTTATTTACAAACGGAACAATACCATCGAGTTCAGAAAAAATGGTTAATATCTATAATAGATATAAGGAGAATGATGGTTACTTGTATATGAATTATGCTTTCGAAAACACGTTTGGTTAAATTTTATTTTTCCTTTTTATTATTCGCAGACATTATATTATAGAAA